GGTAAGAAGGACTATTACACGGCCTTGGCCAAGGGCAAGACGGCGCACTGGATCAAGCAGTTTATCGAGGTCGAGTGGGGTTACTCGATGTCGGGCAAGCCGGTGTTCCCGATGTTCAACCGCGACATGCACGTGGCCAAGCAGACGATCCGCCCCAACCCCGGCTACCAGCTGGTGATCGGCTACGACCCTGGCCTGAGTGGCTCAGGCGTGATCCTGGGGCAGTACGACGATTCGATCGGGCAGCTGCGCATCCTTGATGAATTCGCGCTCGAGGACTACGCGACCGACCGCATGATCGATGAGAAGCTCAAGCCGCTGCTGCGGCGCAAGTACGCGGGCTTCGAGGTGATGGTGACGGCCGACCCGGCGAGTTCGAATGGCGACCAAGCCAAGCAGGGCCAGTCGGTGATGCGCGAACTGCGTAAGCACTTCACGGTCGCCCCCGACACGAACAACAAGATCGAGTCGCGCTTGGCGCCCGCACAGTATTACATGATGCGGCTGGTGAGCGCGGGCCCGGCGCTGCTGATCGACCCGAGCTGTGTCAAGCTCATCCGGGCGCTGGTCAGCGGCTATAAATATACGGTCTTGAAGGGCGAGCAACGCCGCGAGACCCCGGACAAAAACGGCCATTCGCACATCGCCGACGCGTTCACGTACCTGTGCCGCTACGTGCGCAAAGGGGAAGAACTGGCGGGGCGGCGCGTCGAGAAGCCGATGCCGCGGCAACGAAGTTACCCGAATAGCTACAACATGCGATAGACTTGGCCGCACCGTTCTCTAGCACACTTAGCGCCCGAATAGGCGAGGATCTTATGGCCGCCGCGAATCCCAGCACCCCGCTACCCACGGCGACCCAGCCCGATGCGACCTCGACACTGCAGGCCGGTACGGTCAAGATCGACCCGGCGGGCATCGCACGGCTGGGCGCCGCGCTCGCCGGGCGCTTCAAGCAGTACGAGATGGACCGGCGCCCCGCGGAATTGGTCTGGGAACGTAACGCGCGCCAGTATCTGGGCATTTACGACCCGGATATCGAGCGCAACATGGACACCAACCGCTCGCGTGCATACCCGAAAATCACCCGCGTGAAGTGTGTCTCGATGCTCTCGCGGCTGATGAACCTGTTGTTCCAGGCCGACGACAAGAACTGGAGCGTGAGCCCCAGCGCGGTACCGGACCTGGACCAGGAGGACTTGCAGTCGGTGCTAGACGCGCTGATGCCGCCGCCGGCGCCTGACCTCGCAGCCCCCAGCGCGTTGCCGCCGGCACCCCCGACGCCACCGAGCGACGCGCAGATCGAGCAGGCGATCCGCGACTTTGCGAAAAAGCGCGCCGATCGCATGGAACTCGAGATCGAAGACCAGCTGCAGGAGCTGGGCGGCAACCGCATGACCGACTACGTGGCGTTGTGCCGCAAGGTGTTGTCAAGTGGCATCCAGTACGGTGCGGGCATCCTCAAGGGGCCGTTCGTCGAGGAACAGACGCAGCGGCGCTGGGAGCCGGATGCGACTGGGCGCCTGCAGGCGGTACCCTACACCGCCTATCGGCCGCGCTTCGAATTCTGTCCGTTGTGGAACTATTACCCGGACATGTCGGCGCGCGCCTTGCACCAGATGGAAGGTCAGTACGAGCGCATCGTCATGACGCGCCACCAGGTGATCATGCTCAAGCAGCGCCCCGACTTCATCAAAGACCAGATCGACAAGTTTTTGCGCCAGTCGCCCACGGGCAACTATGTGCGCCGCGCCTACGAGACGCAACTATTGGGCGATGGTCCACAGCTCAATGTCACGCACCAGGAGCGCAACAAGTTCGAAGCCTACGTGTGGCAGGGGTACGTGAGCGGGCAGGACCTGCTGCTCGCCGGCGCGAATGTTCCTGACAACAAGTTGGAAGAAGACGTCCGCGCCCAAGTGTGGCTTTTAGGCGACACGGTCATCAAGGCGCAGCTCGACCCCTGGTCGACCCTGGAGACCGATGGCGAGATGCCGTTTTACCACCACTTCATTTTTGAGGAAAACGAGACCTTCCTGCTCGGTAACGGCCTGCCCAACATCGTGCGCGACAGCCAATTGGGCATTTGCGCCTCGGTGCGTATGATGCTCGACAACGGTAGCGTGCAGCGTAATATCGAAATCAACACCGACTTGTTAGCGGCTGAGCAGGACTTGACCGCGATCACCCCGGACAAGATCTGGCTGCGTGACGATAAGGATGGCACCACGGCGGGCATGCCCGCGATCCGGGTGATCGACTTCCCCTCGCGCATCGCTGAATTTTCACAGTTGGCCAAGCTGTTTGGCGAGTTCGCCGACCAGGAGACCTTCGTGAACGCGGCCACCGGCGGTGACATGCAGAAGGGACCAAGCGAGCCGTACCGTACCGCGACCGGGGCTTCGATGCTGCGCGGCGATGCAGCGCTGCCGTTCAAAGACGTGGTGCGCAACTTCGACGCGTTCACGATCTCGGTGATCGGTGCGATCCTGGTGTTCAACCGGAATTTCAACAAAGACCCGAACATCAAGGGTGACTTCACGCCGGTCGCGCGGGGCGCCACGTCCCTGATCGCCAAGGAAGTGCTGGGCTCGCAGCTCGACCAGTTCGCCCAGACCTTGAGCGAAGAAGAAAAGCGCTACCTCAAGCCGCGCGAGCTGATCCGTGCTCGCGCCCGGGTCCGTGACCTGATCGTCGAAGACATCGTGATGAACGATGCCGAGTGCGATGCTGCCGACCAGCGGGCCCAGCAGCAGCAGGCCCAGCAGCAGGAGCAGCAGACCGAGATGATCACCGCGCAGATCCGCGAAACGCTCTCGGCGGCGCTCAAGAACATCACCCAGGCCGGGAAGAACACGGCCGCGGCCGAGGCCGACAGTGCCAACGTCATCCTGGGTGCCCTGCAGCAAGGTGTCAGCCCCGACGCCGTAACCCCCCCAGGAGCCGTCAATGCAGCAACCGCAAACAATCAAAGCCCAGGAGCTGGCGCTGCTCCAGCAGATCCAGGAGCGCCGGCAGGAGCCGGGCTTCCGGCAGCTCCGGGAGTTGCTGGCCCTGCGCCTGGACCAACAGGATTTACTGCTGCGGCGCTGCCAGCCGCCTGAATTCCCGGCGCACCAAGCACGCGCCGTGGTGTACGCCAACTTGTTGTTAGAAATCTTTGGCGCTTGACATAACCCCCCACTGAGGATAGAAAGCCATCATGGAACCTGACGAAATCACCCCCGCAGCAGTTGAGGCCCCGGTCGTAGCACCGGTCGTACCCGTTGCGGTCACGCCGGTGTCCGATGCGGATGCATTTTCCGCGGCATTTGATGAACTGAGCGCGCCGGTCAAGCCGGCTGAGGCTACCGTCAAGCCGGCGGATGCGCCCGAAGCCAAGGTCGCGGCGGCCGAAGTTGCCGCCGTTGCCCCGGTCGCCCCGGTTGAAGCTAAGCCCGTCGTGGCTGAGCCGACCCTGGAAGAACAGCTGGCGGCCCTGCGCGCCGAGAATGAGACGCTCAAGAAAACACCGCCGGTGGCCGCTCCCCCCACTGAGGTCAAGCCTGCGCCCGCGGCTGTCGAAGCAAAGCCGATCTACACGGCTGAGCAGCAGAAAGAGATCGACACCTATCTGGCCACATGGCCCGATATCGCCAAGGGCGAGGCGCTGGTGCGCGGCGGGGAATACGCCCAGGTAGTGAACCACATCTTCGCCTCGCTCAAGCCCGTCTTCGATGAGGTCGCACAGCTGCGCGAGATGGTCGGCAGTCAGTCGGAGCGCACCCATTTCGGTGATATCGTTGAGCTGGTGCCTGACTACATCGAGCTGCGCAAGCCGCTACTCGATTGGATCGATAAGCAAAGCCCGGTCGCCAAGTCTGTCTACGAACAGATTGGGGAGAAGGGTACGCCGACCGAGATTGCCGATATGATCGGGCAATTCAAGGCTGCGACGAAGTGGGTCAGCACCAAAGCTCCCGCACCGGCGACGCCCACCGCACCTGCCGCACCGGTCGTACCCGCAGCCAAGACCCTGGCGCTGCCGGCTGCCGTAGTAGCCGCAGCAGCCGCGCTCAAGCCCGTAGCGGTTAGCCGCACCGAGCCTGCTGCCAGTGCCGACCCCGATGATTTCGCTGGCGCTTTTGCCGAATTTGCCAAAGTAGGATAACCCTGGAGCTAGATCATGACTGCACCCGTTTCCGTAGGCGGTACCCAATCCGTCAACCTGCAGGAGAAGCAATTGTTGACCGCACTGGTCAATGACAATGCCAACCTGCGTGCAAGTATTGCAACCCTCATGGCAGCGCTTGTGGCCGCTACGACCGTCGCCAATATCAATACTGCAGCAACAGCTTTCACAGCAGGCTTGCCAGCAGCAACTATTACGACGTAGTATGGCAACAAGTTGCACTGCACCGCTCCTATAAAAGCAGGGACGGCGGCACTGCGGAAAAAATAAGTTGCACGATAAATCCGCCGTACCCCTGTTTACTAAAGGAGCATTATCATGGCAGCAACAACCGTCTATGGCGACATTAGCCCGCGGGTTGCCGCGTACGCGGTGTCCCAGCTTTTGAAGCGCGCGATCCCGTACATGGTGCTGGAGAAATTCGGCCAGACGTACCCGATCCCGAACAATGCCACGAAGGTCGCCAAGTTCCGGCGCTACTTCATCTCCGGCGCGACCGGCGGTGCAGGTGACGGCAACCCGACCGAGGCATTCAGCACGCCGCTCGCCGTCACGCCGCTGGTTGAAGGTGTGACGCCGACCGGTAAGAAGCTGGCGAACATGGATTACACCGTCACGCTCGTGCAGTACGGCGACTTCATGACCATCACCGACGTCGTGCTCGACACGGCCGAAGATCAGGTTCTGCAGCAAGCCACCGAAGCGCTGGGTGAGTCCGCCGCACAGACCATTGAAACGATCCGCTACAACATCCTGAAAGCAGGCCTGAACGTGTTTTACGCTAACGGCACGCTGCGCAGCTCGGTGAATACCCCGATCAGCTTGGCGATGCAGCGTAAGGTCACGACCGCGCTCACGCGTCAGAATGCCAAGCGCCTCACGCAAGTGGTGAAATCCACTCCCGACTTCCGCACGGAGCCGATCGAAGCCGCGTTTATCGGCTTGGTCTCGCCCGACATGGAGTCGGACATCCGCAACATGACAGGCTTCATCCCGACCAAGCAGTACGGTACCGTGACCCCCTGGGAAAACGAAATCGGCTCGGTCGAAACGGTGCGTTACCTGCAGTCGACGATCTTTGCCCCGTTCCCGGATGCCGGTGGCGCCATGGGCTTGATGCGCTCGACCTCGGGCGTCAACGCCGACGTGTACCCGGTCCTGTACCTGGGCCGCGACGCGTACGGCATCGTGCCGCTCAAGGGCAAGGACTCGCTGGTGCCGATGGTGGTGAATCCGAAGCCGGCGCCGGGCGACCCGCTCGGTCAACGTGGCACGATTGGCTGGAAGGCCATGACCACTGCGGTGATCTTGAACGACTGCTGGATGGCCCGCCTGGAGTGCGCCGCGACCGCTTAACCCGCGCCGTGAGCTGCACGATGTTGCCCTGAACCACCCTCCGGGGTGGTTTTTAGCAGAAAACCAAATTAGGAGTTTCATCATGGCCTTGACCATTTCCCAAACGACCAATGCCGACAGCGTCGTCAACCGGCAGATCCAGCTTATCGCGTCGGATGCGACGGCGGCGGCTGCGGTCGTATTCAGCTTCGGCTTTCGCCCGCGCAAGATCACGCTGTTCAACTTGACCGCGCTCACCGAAGACGTCGCCTACGACGGCACGGCGGCGGGCTCGACGATCCATTCGGTCGCAGCCGGCACCATCACCGCGGGTGCAGGGCTGATCACCTTCAACAGTGATGGCACCGTGACGATCGCGGCAGCGGCCCTGCCGGCCAGTTCGTCTTTCGTGCTCGAAGCGATCGGCTAAGCCACACTCGACGAGCCCCAGGTGCTCACGCGCCTGGGCTTTTCACTTACAGGAGTGGCCATGATGGGCGGCGATTGCGTAGCGCGTATCGAGAAATTGGAAAACGGCTACACGGTCGAGATCCTGGACCCCAAGATCCAGGAAGCGAACGCCAAGCCGAAGTCCACCTATGAGAGCCCGTGGAAAAGTTACGCTTTCACCACGGCCGAGGAAGTGAAGAACTTCGTCGGTGAGCATCTCGACAAACTCAAACCCCCGCCCGATGCTGACGCTGAGTACGGGCAGGCTTTCAACGAAGCAGCAGCATCGGATGACTAAGATCATGACCAAAGCTCAGACCCCCCCGGCACACCTCAACGAGCTGGGCGATAATCTTGACGCAGCAACCCAGGCCTTGGCAGGCGAAGACGAGCGCATCGAGCGTGTCGTCACGGTGCCCAAGGCACGCGCGGCGGCCAAGCCCAAGGAAGACGCCGAGGAACGCGTCACGATCATCTTGCAGGACAATAGCCAGATTCCGCCGAGCGGCCAGTTCATCGGCGTGAACGGTAAAGGCTACCTGATCCAGGCGGGTGTCGAAGTCAGCGTACCGGTCTCGGTGCTCGAGGTGCTCGACAACGCGATCGAGTCGCATCCGGTCGTGGACCGTAACGACACCGTGCTCAGCTACCGCAACCGGCTGCGCTTCCCGTACAGCATCGTCAATATCCGCCGCCGTGCGGGCGCCCAGGCGGGGAGCTGAGCCGTGACGTTCCAAGAGCTACTCGACGAGTTGCGGGACAATGTCCTGCGCGACACCAGCGATATTATCTCTGGGAACGCCGACGCGCTCTGGAGCGATGAAACCTTGTTGCGCTACATCAAGGACGCTGAGCGGCGCTTCGCGCGGCGCACCTTGCTGCTGCGCGACGCCACCACGCCGGTGGCGACCGTCATCACACTCAAGCAAGGCGTGGTGACCTACCCCTGCCACAAGAGCGTCCTGTCGGTCATCTCGGCGCGCTGTCTGGGGGATAACTACGACCTGTCGCGGCGCGGCCACGCCCTGATCGGGCAGACCCCGCCGGTCGACTTTCTGACCTTTGACCCGTCGATCCAGGACGGCACGCTGCCCGGCCATCCGCTCGCGTACTACACCGACGAGACCACGGTATTTGCTACGCAAAACCGCGTCACCTTCTCGGTATGGCCCGCGCCGAGCCCGCTCGAGGATGGGCTGGTGGTGAACCTGCGCGTCGCCCGGCTGCCCCTGTCGACCTATGACCACGCGTGCCTGAACAGCGAGTCCGAGATCCCTGAGGACTATCAACTCGACATGCTCGAGTGGGCCGCGTTTCGCGCTCAAAACACCCTGGACGGCGACGCGGGTGCACCGACCCCGGCCGCTGGCCACAAAGCCAATTTCGAAGAAGCCGTCGAGCGCGCGATGAAAGAGCTGCGCCGTAAGCTGTTTGGCAGCACCGCATTCCGTTACGGCAGCAACGGCTTCAACTGGACCCGCTGATATGGCCGATGCCGCCCAAGAACGCGACCCCGATGTAGTAGCGTACGGCAGCTTCACGGGCCTGCGCAACGACGTCACGCCTGAGCGTTTCAGCTCGGGGGATCTGGCCGTAGCGTGCAACGTCGATATCGACAAGACCGGCAAAATCACGCGTCGTGACGGCTACACCTCGGTGCTACCCGGTGCGGCCCACTCGCTATGGTCTAACCCGCAGTCGACGCTCGCGCTGTTCGCCTTCGCCGGCGAGCTGTGCCAGCTCAATCCCGACTATAGTTACACGTCGCTGGCGCCGCTCACCGACGCTACCGCCAAACTCAGTTATGCCACGGTCAACGGTCTCGTGTATTACTCCAACGGAGTGGATACGGGCATCATTGGGCGGGCGGCGGCACGCTCGTGGGGGGTTGTGCCGCCTGTCTTGCCCAGTGTGCAGGAGACCGTAGGCAGCTTGCCGCATGGCAAGCTGCAGTTCACCCTGACCTACGTGCGCGAGGACGGCCAAGAGTCGGGTGCGCCGCTGGCGGGGCTGATCCACGTCGAAGACGGCGCGGGGCTGCTGTTCACGGTACCGGTCTCGAGTGACCCTGATGTGGCGGCGAAGAACCTCTACGTGAGTGCCCCGGACGGCGAGATCCTGTACCTCGCGCAGACGATGCCCAACGCGCAGACGCAGGCGTACTACCTGAACGACACCACTGAACTCGATCTGCCGCTCGATACCCAGTTCCTGCAGCCGGCCCCCGCCGGGCAGAAAGTCGCGGTCTACCGGGGCCGCGCCTATGTCGCCGCCGGTGACGTGCTCTACCCGTCCGAGGCGTTCGCCTACGAGCAGTTCGATCTGCGCAACTATATTCCGCTCGATGGGCGCATCACGATGCTCGCCCCCGTCGCCGACAAAGAGATGTTCGACAGTGGCAAGAACAGCGGCCTGTTTATCGGTACCGACACCAGCTGTGGCGTCTTGATCGGCTCGTCGCCCGAGGACTTCCAGTATATCCGCAAGACCAGCTACGGCGCGGTCGACGGGGCGCTGGCCTATGTCGACGGCGCGCTCTACGGCGACAATTCGCTGGGCGCGCGCGAGCTACCGATGTGGCTGAGCACACAAGGGATCTGCATCGGCATGCCCGATATGACGATCCAGAATCTGACCCGCACCAAGTTCGGATTTACCGTAGGCAGTCAAGGCGCGGCGATCTTCATGCCCGGCCCTAACCGTTTTATCGCTAACAGCAATTCCTAGGAGAACCACCATGACCGCACGCTATTCAACCGGGCTACGCAACTTCACGCTCAAGTATGGCAGCCTGGATGACGCGCTGCGCAACGGCGTGATCACCATTTACTCGGGTGCCCAGCCATCTTCGGCTGACGCGGCCCCGACCGGCACGCCGCTGTGCGTGGTTTCGAACAACGCCGGGGCCGTCACCAGCGAGGTACTTGCGCAAGGTAGCGTGACCCTCACGGGCGGTGCGGGGGGCGCGCTCAATACGCTGACCGTGAACGGTGTCGATATCCTCGGCGGCGCCGTACCGTTCGACTCGACGCTCGCGCAGACCGCGATGGATATTGCCACGCAGATCAACGCGTTCAAGAGCAAGCCCGACTACTCAGCCGTCGCTGTCGGCGCCGTGGTCAACATCACCGCGATGCCGGGTAATGGCGCCTCGCCTAATGGCTTTGTGGTCGCGGGTACCACCACGACCCTGACCGCCACCACCGTGAATATGGCGGGCGGCGTCGCACCGGTCAACGGGCTGCTGTTTGGCGCACCGGCCGGCGGGGTACTGCCCAAGCTGCCGGCGCAGACCTGGAGTGGTATCAACCTTGCCACCGGTACCGCGGGCTGGTTCCGTCAGACTGGCAGCGTGGCCGACACTGGCGCGCTCGACTCGGCTGGGGTAGTCTTGCGCATGGACGGGGCAATCGCCAGTTCCGGCGCCGAGATGAACCTGAACTCGACGGCATTCACGGCCGGGGCTACCACCACGGTCGCAACCTCAACCGAGACGGCCCCGCCGCAATAAGATGACCAACGCTCTCGCTGTCACCCTGCCCGTACCCGCGCTTGCGATCATAGCGCTGGAGAGTGACACGACAGCGAACATCGGCGGGACCCTCAACATCACGTTGCCGGTCCCGCAGCTCGCGCTCACGATCGGCAACTCGGGCTCACTCGCCATCGCGCTCGAGCCGCCCGCAATCAGCATGGCGGGTACCACCGCCACGGTGGCGGCCATGCGTATCGGCATGCCGACGCCGGCGGTGGCGATGGTCGCCGACCTGGGCAACTTCGGCAGCATCGGTATCGCGCTGCCTGCACCACAGCCACAGCTCGCCTCACAGAATACCCTGGCGGTCACGCTCCCCACCCCGCGACTCACGCTCGTGGGTACGGCGGGCGTGATCGGGAATATGGCGCTGTATCCGCCCGCACTCGCAGCACAGCTGACGGGGCAGACGCAGTACGCGGGCGTGATGTCGATGATACCGGCCGCACCCAGCCCGCAGCTTACCGGCTATACGGGTCAAGTGCTCAACGCGGCAATCATGTTGCCGCGTCTTGCCCTGGCGATGGAAGGCGTCACTGGCACCATCGGCAACGTGGCGATCACGTTGCCGATGTGTCAGCTCAGCCTCAATGGTGGTGAGCGCATCGTCGGGCAGCTGCAGATCTCGTTGCCGCTGCTGTACGTGCAACTCAATGCCCAGGACACGAGCCCGGTACCAGTGGCGCAGCAGCACGGCGCGATCGTCATGCACACCGAGGCGCAAGCGCTTTCACAGTATGACAACTTCCCGTTCAACAGCTTCGCGCGGCTCGGCAATGTCTACCTCGGTGCCAGCGACGAAGGCGTGTTTGCGATCGGGGGCGACACCGACGACGGCGCGATCATCGCAGCGGCCGCGCGCGTGGGGATCAGTGACTTCGGTACCTCGTTGCTCAAGCGGGTAGACCGCGCCTATATCGGTTACCGCACGGATGGTAACTTGATCATGCGCGTCATCACCGACGAGGTGAACCAGCGTGACTATCTGGTCGAAGCCTCGGGTGCGAGTGGCTTGCATGGCAACCACGTACGCATCGGGCGCGGTCTGCGGGCGCGTTACTGGCAGTTCGAGATCCTCAACCAGAATGGCGCGGACTTCGAGTTGAATATGATCGAGCTGAAACCGACACGCCTGCATCGTCGTATCGGTGGCGGGGATGCCTGATTTCAACCCCCTACGCAAAGCCTATAGCGGCGATACCGAGACGGCGGCCGCACAGATCGGCACCGGGCGCACCCACCTCGATATCTTAAAGAACCAGATGCAGCTGGGCAACCAGCGCGCCGGCGTGCGCACCGTGCAGTTGCCCGATGGCACGACGATCCGAGTCAGCTCGATTTACGGCCAGGATCGCATCGATATCACGACGACCAGTGGTGGCCAAGCGCAAGTCAGCGCGCCCAGTCACTACGTGCCGCCCGAGCCGCCGCCGCCGCCCGTGCTGCCCTACATCGGCGCGGTGTGTGACTCGGGAAACCCGGCGTTCTGGCTGGATAATACGGTAGAGGGTACCGAGCAGAGCGGCACGGGGGCAGACGCACGCATCCTGAGCATACGCCCCTGCCCTGGCGACTTGGCGTTCACCACCGTAGCGGATTGCGGGCGCGCGGACTTCACCCGTGGGCGTCTCGAGTTGATCATGACCGTGCAGTTCTACGACCTGCATACGACGTTCACCGGCCAGCCGCACAACGGCATCACAGGCATCACCAGCACTGACACCTACAACACGTTCGATGGTAGCCAGTTCGTGATCAACTGGAACGACCGCATAGGGGTGCCGCTCTACGCGACCAGCGACAGCCTGCCGCTGCTCTATAAGGAAGTGCCGCCGCCGGCCAACGATCCTTATGACCTAACCGATGCGGCGGGCAATCCGGTGACCTTAATACCGGGCATGCAGATCCTGAAATGGTCACAGACCAGCGGCAATATGCCGATGCTGCCATTCACGATTGAGGGTGGCAAGCACCCCACGGCGCTGCGTAACGCGGTGCCGATCCAGGAGACCTTCACCATTATCGAGCAGCCGGTCCCTGGCTTCACGATCTGGCAGGGCGCTCCCGGCGGCTCGGAAGGCTGGCTATTTCAGGAATACTACCTGATGGGCTCGTACTATCAGGTGTTCAACCCTGAGTATTCGGCCAAGGGGGTCGCCACTGTGATGGACCTTGCGGGGGTTGCTACAGCGATACCGGTTTCGGTCACGGCACGGTATGATCGCTCGACCCCGCTGATTTTCATTCAAGCCAATGCCGGTGGCTCGATTGGACCGCCGACCGGGAACACGAAGGACGGTGTTTGGGCGCCCGGCGATGCGCCGCTCCTGCCCAATAGTAGCTGGAATCTCGTCGGCCCAACGCCGCCGGTGTACCCCGGCCCGAACGGATTCAACCAGAATTAGAGGATACAGCCATGTCGGATTTCCCTAGCCTCACCCCGCAGACCAACGGTGCGGACACCCTGGTCGATAAAGGCTTCGTCGCGGCGCAAGGGTATGCGCAAACGGCGTTTTCCGAGGCGCTGGGCTTCATCAGCGAGTTGGGGTCGGCGACCGCACAGCTCGCGGCACTCCCCTATGTCGATGGTACGCTAGGGCCCGTCAACGATGCGATCGTCGCCTACACCCCACCGGTGCTGCCCGACGCGCCCGGCGACCTCACGGTCAATATGCCGGCGGTCCCGCAAGACCCGACGCTGACGGCGGTAGCGATCCCTGACCTGGGCAGCGCGCCGCAGTTCACCGCGACCCTGCCGGTGCTCGATCTCGACCAGCCGGAACCGGCGCCGCTGACGGCCACGGTGCCGCTCGCGCCGACGCTGGCCGCGATCGTCGTGCCGTCTGACCCAAACATCGTGCTGCCCGAGGTGCCGAACCTGCTTGGCATCGAAGTGCCCTCGGCGCCGCTGCTGGCGATCCCGACCTTCACCGCAGTGACACCGCAGCACCCGCTTGCCGCCCAGTACAATTTCGCGTTCGCCGAGCCGACCTACCAGTCGCCGATGCTTACGGACCTGCGCAACATCTTGCAGACCTGGGTAGACGGGGCCGACACGGGCATCGCCCCGGCGGTCGAGCAACGCATCTGGGATGCGGCGCGCACGCGCGAATACTTCTCGCTGCAGCGAAAGCTGAAAGAATCGTTCCGGCAATTTGCGACCAAGGGCTTCACCAAGCCCCCTGGCGCCCTGGCGGCGGATCTTAACGCGTCGCTGCAGGACTCGCAGAGCACCCTGTCGGGCCTGTCGCGCGACATTAGCATCAAGCAGGCCGACCTCGAGCAGTCCAACCGGCGCTTCGCGTTCGAGCAGGTGTGGAAAGTCGAGGAAGGTTTGATCACCTACCAGAATCAGATCGCCCAGCGCGCGTTCGAGACGGCCAAATTCGTGCAGCAGGTGGCGATCGACATCTACCACGAGACAGTGGTGGCCTACGTGGCCGATATTCAGGCGTACTCGGCCCAGGTCGATCTGTACAAAGCGCAGATTCAGGCCGCATTGACCAACCTCGATGTGTATAAGGCGCAGCTCGAGGGGCAACGCCTGATCAGCGAGTTGAATGTGCAGACGATCCAGATTTACACGGCGCAGATCGATGCGGCCAAGGCACTCGTGGACATCTTCAAGACCACGGTGGATGCGGCCAACGTCAAGGCATCGATCAACAAGACGATAATCGATGCGTTTGCTTCCCAAGTCGGGGCCTACGCCGAGACGGTGCGCGCCAAGACCGCGGAATATGACGGTTACGCGACCCTGATCAATGCCCAGGTGGCCAAAGCGACCGTGTTCAAGACGCAAGCCGATGCCTACACCAGTCAGGTCACGGGCTTTCGCGCCACAGTCGACGCGGCGACCGCCCAGGCCAACTTGGCGTTGCGCATCGGCCAGGAAGTGCCGCTCGAGCTGTTCAAGGCGCGCACCGAGGTGTTCCGCGATCAGGTCACCGCCGAGACCTCGCGCGTGGATGCCGTCGCGCGTGTCTATGGCGCGCAAACCCAGGCGTACAGTGCCTCGGTGTCGGGCGAAGCCTCGCGTGTGAGCAGCGATGTGGCGATCTTTCGCGGCGATATCGACCTCGCGGTGGCGCAAGGCAACCTGCGTATCGAGGCGGCCAAGTCGAACGTCCAGGAGATGTTGCAGCAGATCACGCTGCTCGTCGAGTCGATCAAATCGGGCGGGCAGGTGGCCGCGCAGCTCGCCGCTGCCGCGCTGTCGTCAATAAATCTTAGCGCCCAGCTCGGTGACCATTATACTTTCAGCGATAGTAACTCGAATGCGACCTCGGCTTCGGTGAGCAGCTCGGCGGCGAACAACACCCAGACGTCGCAGCTTACGAGCACGAGCACGGGCAACAATACGAACACGAACTACAATTACAGCGTCTAGGAGCTGATATGGCCGATCTGACACAGACCCTTCCCGGCATTCCACCGGCTGTTTGGCAAGGGGGCCGCGCCGTGCCGGGTGCGATCCCGAACGTGCCGGCGCAGGTAGTACCGTCTATTCCGCCAGCAGTCTCGACGGCACTCCAGAATATCATTGGCCCTGGCGGCAATTTCGTGCCGCGCAATGCCCCGCCGGGTCAAGCGGGCGTGACGCAGGGTGGCGCGTTCACGCCCGCCGTCGTGCCTACTCCCCTTACTGTTGCCAACGCACCGGCACCGACAGCCAGCTTACCCGCGCCGGTTTTCGGGACAGCAGTACAGAATGCGCAGGCGTTACAGAGCGCGCAGGCGGGTAATCCGCTACCCTCGCTGAATACGCCGGTGAGCGCGGGCGCACCGTATTCGTTTAACACACCCGCCCCCGGTGCGACGGTTGCCGGTTTCACTCCGCAGCCCCTGCAGGTGACGAGCCCCGCGAACCCCGCACCCGTGTCGCCCACAGCGACCCTACCCGGCGCCACGGCGCTGGGCGGCGATGCCGTGCCGGTCTATCGTGGTATGCAGGGGCCGGGCTTCGCAGGCAGCGCCGCGGCAAACTCAGCGGCGGCCATTAAAGCAGGTTTTGACATGCAGACTCAGCGGTCAGAGGACGCAACGCGGGGCGCCGAGAATTATATCTCACAGGGCCACGGCATATTTGAGCAGGCGTCGCGGGCACGCGCCATCACGGGCATTTTAGGCGCGGTGTCCGGGCCGAATAATGTGGGTGCTACTGCGGGCAACGCCGCCGATGTGGTCAACCAAGGGCTCGTCTCGCAGGCGAACGAGGCGACGCAAGCGGGCGAGCAGCGTTATGCGACGCAAACTACCGCAGGCACCGCAGCAGCGCAGCTGGCACAGCAAGCCCAGCAGTTTGCTGCGACGCCGCGTGAGGTCTCGAGCGAGACACGCTACAACCCGGTGACGAGTCTGCCGATGGGCTCGACGACGCTGTTTGCTTTACCCGGCGGCGTAGGTGCAGGCGGCTTGGCCCAGGCGCCCCGCATGATCGGGTCGCCCCCCGCCGCGCCACCAGCAGGTTTTATCGTAGGCGCTAAAGCGACCCAAGCAGATGGGCATTATTCAGTCGGTGATGGGCGAGTCGCCACCATCCAAGGCGGCGTCGTAACTGGGATTCAATAACATGGCTCTACCCGCGCTGGATCTATCGCAGTTCGCCCCGGCGGCTGCGAACAACCCGTTGCCTGCAGCTACGCTTTCCCCGGCCACCCTGCCGGGATCGTCGACGCTACCGCAACTGGATCTATCGCAGTTCAGCGCCGCGCCACCCGCGCCGGCGGCACCCGATCGCAGCGGTATTGGGGAAGTCGCCACCGGCGCGGTGCGCGGGCTGGCGGTCGACCTGCCGCAGATCGCGGGTAAGGCGCTGCAGTTTGTCAGTCCTGATGGCAGCGCAGTCAATCAATTCGGTCAAGGGCTCGTGGATAACGCCACGATGCGTGGCCAGTCAGCAGGGCTCACGCTCAACCCGAGCCAACACGGCGGCGTAACGAACTTCCTCGCGCAAGGCGCCGAGGGGCTTACGAGCGCCTTAGCGATTCCTGCAGCGGTATCAGCGGGGGTGGCTGCTGCACCCGAAGTGGTTGCCGGCGCAGCTGGTGCGGCGGGGCTTGCCGCCGGCGGCTTGGTGTTCGGCGCCGCGAGTGGCCAGGATACGCTCGAGCAGGCGAAGGCCAAGGGCGTGTCGCCCGACGATGCCCGCACCGCCGCATGGCTCAACGCCGGCGCGACGGCCGCATCGCAAGTCGCGCTCGGCGCGGTAGGCGGCAAATTCCTCGGGCTGCTCGGCTCGGCCGCGGGCAAGGTCGTGGGTACCGATGGCGCGTCGCTCACCGGCCAGATCATGGACCAGCTCACCGGCCAGGATGGCATCGTCAAGCCGTTCCTCAAGTCGCTCCCTGGCGCCGCGGCCGAAGCGGTGGGGATTGGCGCGGCGCAGGCAGCCGCCACCGGCGAGATCAATCAGCAGTACGGCATTGACGACACCGGGCCGCTGCAAGCGGTCAAAGACTCGATCGTGCCGATGCTGGGCATGGCCGCAGCCGCCGCGCCGCTGGGCTTGGTGGGGCGCGCGCTGGCCGTGCGCAGTGCGGTACAACGTAGCGCGACGCTGGCGCACCCCGATACCGCGCCTGAGATCCGTAGTCAGCTCGCCGATCAGTACGCCACCGCCCTGGCCGCACCCGGCACGCCGGAAGCCCAGCAGGCGGCAGCAGCGTTTCGTACCAATGCCGAGAACGCGATTCAAGGCCAGCTCCCCCTCCCCGTCAATTCGGAGCTATTCAATGCCGGTACCATCCCCGCGCAGGGCGCTCCAGCTGAGATCAACCCGCAAGGTCAAGGTGAGATCTTTCCCGGTGCGCCTGCCCCAGTGGATAATAATGCGCCGCCGGTGGCTGAGCCAGTCGCACCGAGCGTAGACCCGAATCAGCGGGATCTGGGTCTGCCGGTGCCGCCGACGCCCGAGGAAATGGCTGCGCGCCAAGCGGATCTGGCCAACCTGCACGATCAGGTCAAGTCAGCGCTTACCAACGCGGGCATCACGCCGGACGATGTGATGTCGCAGGCGGACTTCGCGCAGACCGGACAGGGTCAGGGCTTGAAGGGTCAGGCGCTGACCGATGCCTATGATGCCTATACGAAAGATCCCGCGACGCAAGAAGCGGTGATGCGCAGCAACGCCGATAAGTATGAGACGCTCACGCAAGCCGCGCCCCCGACCACGCCCGACTATGTGACCAACACGCAGATGTCGGACGCGATGCAGGCCGCGCTTAAGCAGCATGGCGAGGATCAGGCGTTATCCCAATTGGCGGAACAGCCCGCAGCCGCATTGTATGGCGATGCGGCGTTGGCACGAGTTGCCGGTGCCGCGATCAATCGCCGTGCCGGTGAAGCCGAAGCCGCCGCAGCTGAGGCGGGCACGATCCAGCCCGACGCGAACGCGCCGAAAACGCAGGCTAATATCAGCGACGACCTGGACGCGGTGAATGCCGAGCAAGGTTTCAGCACGACGGGCTCGGCCAAGGCCGGGTTTGAACGGCGCCTGGGTGCGCTCGACCTGACCTCGCTGCCGGACCACCAGTCGCAGATCGACAAGCTCGAGGCCGCCGCAAAAGACGCGCCCCCGGCCACGCAAGAGCGTATGAACGCGTTGCTGGCGAAGTGGAAAGCCGAATTGCCGGCGCCGGAAGATGCCTTGGCGAATGCGCCTGACCAGTCCGTACTGGACGGCACGCACGGTGACACCCTCACCGACGAAACCGGTGCGCCGATCCCGGAAGGTGCGACGCTGGCTGATACGACCGGCGACCTGTATCCGCGCAACGAGTTTGGTCGCACAGCGCTGCAGGAGAACAGCCACTTTGCCAAGGCTACCGGGGCGGTGAACGGCGCCGCGGGCCACTACGCCAGCGCGCGGGTTAATATCGCCGCGGGTAAAGCCGCTACCGCCGGGGATCTGCCGGGTACCATCGCCGCGCTGGGGCGCAGCAAGAATGTTGTGATACAACGCATTGCCCAGTTGGCGCAGGGCTTGGCGGGGCACTCGATCAAGATTGACCCCGATGCGATGGAGCAGCAGCAGGTGCAGTCCAAGACCCAGAACGAGACCGCCAAGGCCGTGATCGGGCGGCTGGACGCGTTGCGCGCGATCAAGGCACGCTTTGAGGCGACCAAGATCGCGCCGGAAACGACGCGGGCCTACAGCAGCGACACGCCCGAGGCCTTCGCCAAGCGTGTGGGTAGCGACCAGCGTATGGCCGATATAAAGAACGGCGGCGTATTCCGGCAAGCCGTGCGCGACACCCCGGAATACGAGGCCAGCCACGATGCGGGCGGCGAGGGGTTGACGCACCAGAACCTCGACGCCAAGATCGCCCAGGTGGAAGGTTTTATCAATTCGGATGGGAATGACGAAGCCGCATGGCGCCGTGAAGCGGGCCGTACGCCGCATGACGTCACACGCGTAGCAGGCAGCTACGACTCGTCGACCAAGACGGTCACCGTGCGCAGCGATTACGACGCCAGGAATGAGCACGTGCTCGGCCATGAGCTGACCCACGCCTTGACAGTGAAGGCCATCGATGCCCCCACCGAAGCGCAGCGCCCCGTGGTAGCCAAGCTGCAAAAGCTGTTCGAGCACGTCAAGGCATCGCTGGGCGACGAGCATTACGGCACGACTTCGATCCATGAGTTCGTGGCTGAGGGGATGTCTAATCCGAAATTTCAGCGCGAGCTGCATGGGCTCAAGTACCAGAACAGCAGTGTCTGGTCACGCTTCACCCAGCACGTCGCGGATCTGCTGGGGATCAAGCACGGCACGGCGTTCACGGAGCTGTTGAACCTGCATGACGAGCTGCACAGTGAGGCCGATGCGCCGCAGGATCGTGCGCAACCCGGCGAGAATATCCACCCGGCCACCCCGGAAACCGGCGAGCCTTCGCCCGGCACTGCCCGCGTGCTCGACAGTATGCCGGGCAACTTGTCGATCCACGATCAGGTACAAGCCGCCGCGGATAAGATGCGTGCGGTGGCCGCCGAGCTGCGCGCGCGTCAGCAGAGTGGGGCACGCCTATCGGAACTCGAGCAGGATCGACTGGCCGATGCCCAGTGGCACGGCAAGGGCCTCGACGCGCTTAACAATCTGCCGGGTGGGCCGCCGGATAACGAACACACCCAGGCGCTGCTGGGCTTTGCCAAGGAAGCCGAAACACCGTACAAGAAGTCGCCGCTGCGGCTCTACAAGGAAGGCACCCCCGGCGAGCCGAACCCGGCCCTGCAGTCGGCAATCGCGCGCTCGAGCAACGTCAATGACACGCTGGACGTGATCGCCAAGAATAGCCGCGACCCTGAGGCCCGCGCGCTTGCCGCGAAGTACCAGGGCATGGGCCTGGACACCACGATCGAGCCGCAGCCCGAGCACCCGGCGGGTCCTGGCGTGGCGGGCGAGTTCGATCCGAACACCAACCATATCGACGTCTATCCGGCCGGGATGACAGAACACAACGTGTTGCACGAAGTCTCGCACGCCGCGACTTACGACGCCGTCGAGCAGGCGCAGACGATCGGCATGCCGCGCACGCAGCGCGAAGCGGAACTGAAACGCGGTTTGGGCGAACTCGAGGCCGTGCGCGCCTCGGCGGCCAGGATCGATCCGGCCCACTACGGGCTGAGTAACGTGCACGAGCTGATCGCTGAGGCGCGCAGCAACCCGGAATTTCAGGACTTCCTGCGCAACAACAGCGACGCGACGTCACCCAAGACGTTGTGGAATAAGTTCGTGGACGCCACGCGCAAGCTGCTAGGCCTGCCCGATAAGACCAACACGACCAACTTCCTGGACCGTACGTTGACCGCAAGTAACACTTTCGACAAGCCTGATTCGTCGACGGGATTTCCGCTCGCGCCCAAGAGCCCGGCCGAGACGCTGTTCAACAAGTCGCCTAGCGGCGCGGCCCAGGTTACCGACGACCGGATCTCGCGGCTCACGCAGATGGCGGATAAGTTTGGGCTCAAGTTGTCGATCGACCGCCTGAGGCTGTCGGCCTTTAAGAACCTGCTGGGCTGGAAGACGGTCGAGTACACCGCGGGGCGTGCCGATGCGAGCCCGCGCATGGTGGCCAATGGGGTCGCCGGCGCGATCCACGCTTACCTGAATGCGCACCATGTCATGGGGCTGGTCGCCCGGCATATCGAGGCACCCTTGAGCGACTATGCTGGGCGCCTGAAAACCCTGTTGCGTGGCGAAGGCAGCGCCGGTAAAGCGCGGGCGCTGAATGAGTGGATGTCAGCCATCGGCCTCGAGTCGAGTCGGATGGGGTCTGACTTCACCCGGAATCACACGGACAACACCGAGCCCAAGGCCGAAGGCGGTCTAGGTCTTGATATCCCGGCTAAGTACAAACCGGCGGTCGACGAGATCCACCGCGAATTCACCAAGCTGCGGCAAGCCAACCCGAAGGCCGCCCAGGCGCTAATCGACGGTGCGAAGCTGACCCGCAAATCGCTAATCGAGAATGTCTCGACGATCGTACGCACGCGCCTCGATAACGCAGCGGGTACGGCAACGCGGCTTTCGGCTGAGTTGAATCGCATGGCGCCCGATGATGCGTTGCGCGCCGCGCAAGAAGCGAAGGTGAACAACGCCAACCTGGAGAGCCTGCTGGCCCACACCCACGCTGAGGGACTGGACCTTGAGGACAAGTCATTGGTCAAAGAACGCGGCGTCGGCGTGGCGGGGTTCCACGACCGTGCCACTGCTGCGCTGGCGCAGCGCCTGGACGCCGCGTTTGCCGCCGCGCGCCAGCTGCCCGAAGGCAGCCCGCTGCGTGCCCAGCTTACCGAGTTTGAGAGCATGTACCGCGCGCAGTCGGCCGCGCCCTACTTCGCGCTGACCCGTAACGGCGGCCACTTCGTCTCGCTGCACTTCCGCAATATGGACGAAGCGACCCAGGCCAAGCTGCAGCAGGCTATGGTAGGCTCGGGTGCGATGCTGGGCGACCTCATGGGTGGTCAGACCCATGCGTTTATCCGGGTCAAGAACGCCGACCAATCGGTGGGCCTGCGCCGCAAGCTCGAGGCGGCCGGCGGCGGCAAGGTCTTCGGCGGTTCCAACGGCTTGCTGGCCGATAAGAATATGGTCAGCGCGGCCGGTACCAGTCAGGTGATGCGGGATCTGCTGGCCAACTTGCAGGATGCCGTCGATCAGAACCCTCACATCACGGGCGCAGCGGCCGACGAGATGAAAGCCACATTGACGCGGCAGGTGCTCTCGCTGCTGCCCGAGACCTCGTCGCGTTCGGCCAAGATGCAACGCACTGGGGTGGCCGGCTACAATGCCGACTTTCTGGGCAGCTTCGCCAAGTGGTCGCAGGGTGCGATCCAGAACACCTCGCAGATCTATGCGCAGCGCGCCTTCGATGGTGCGTTCAAGCAGATGGGGGATGCCGCGGCCAACACCGCCAAGACCAATGACACCGACCTGCAGAACCGTACCCAGATGATCGGCGACGAGCTGCGCACGCGTTACGCTAACGGCATGAAGCCGATGGACAACTCGGCGGTGAATCTGATCAACGCATTTGGCCACACGTTCTATCTGGCCATCTCGCCCGCCTACCTGATCCGCGCTATGGCGCAGCCTTTCCACCGTGCGATGCCCTATATCGGCTCGCGCTACGGCAACGTCAATGCCTCCAAGGAGATCGCTGGCGCGACCGGCACCGCGATCAAGATCATCGCCAACACGATCCGTATGAACAGCAAGGATGGCCTGCAAGGCTTGCTGCAGAACGGCATGAAGTTCGATAACCTCGGCCTGCCGGACTCGCACGTCACGTTCTTGCAAGAGCTGCACGATCGCGGCGAGCTGAATCTGGGGCAGGCCCGCCAGCTGCAGATGATGGACATGGGCGGCAGTCAGATCATGCAGAATCTGACCCGCATGGCCAGCATGACCGCGCAGTACGCTGAGATGGCAGGGCGCATCGTCACTGGGTTGGCAGCGTTCCGACTCGCCGAGAAAGGCTCGAGTAATGTCACGCAAGCCGGGCGCGCGGCGAACACCGAGTATGCGATCGGCGCCATCCACAACACGATGGATAACTTCGATCAGTACAACACGGCGCGACAGATCGGCAAGTATGGTTTTGCAGGTAAGGTCACACCGCTATTTACGGCCTTCATGAACTATGACCTACAAACCATGCAGCAGATCGCCCGCACGGTGCACGATGGTGTTTTTAACGTGGATCAGTCGGCAGCAGGTGTTCAGCGCTCAGCCGAAGCGAAGAAGGAGTTTGCGACCTTGTTCGCCACCACCGCGATGATCTCGGGGGCGATGGGGCTGCCGTTCGTCAACGCGTTCGCCGGGGTCTACAACTCGCTCAATAGCGCCTTTGGCAACCAGAATGACCCGAGCGACATTCGGATCGATGCCCAGCACTTCCTGGCGAACCTGTTTGGCCAGAACGGCGGCGATCTGGTAGCGCATGGCCTGGGGCACGTCTTGAACATGGACACCTCGACGTTCGGGCTGCAGGACTTGTTGCCGGGGTCCGAATTCCTCGCCAGCCGCCAGAAGCTCCAAGACCGCTTGGCGGACCAGTCCCAGCAGTTGATCGGTCCCGCGCTCAATGCCGGTGTGGATATCCTGACAGCCACCAACAAGATGCTCGATGGCCACTACGTGAAGGGCATCGAGCAGGCACTGCCTTCGGGGATTAAGCCCTACTTCAAGGCCGCCGATCTGGCGACCAATGGCTACACCAACAGCCAGGGCGATCCGTTGCCGGGCCCGGCGCCGAGTGGCTGGGCGATCGGGTTGCAGGCGGCGGGCTTCCGTACCGAGGCCAAGGCGGTGCGCGATGACAAACAGGAATTCGTGTCGGCCCAGGCCGAGAAGCTCGCCGACCGGCGTGCACTGATCGCCGATCGCTTTTACAAGGCCACGCAGCCCGGCAACCAGGGCGATATGCCGGGTGTGATGGCCGATGTCGCAGCCTACAACGCGGCGAACCCTACCCAGCCGATGCGCGATCTGGCTGGGGGCTTGCGCACCAAGATACAGGACTTGGCGTTGGGTAACGTGGCGGGTAGCGGGGTAGCCCTGAATCGTGGCCAGTTCGTCTCGATGCTGCCGAAGTTGCAATTTGGCCCCAGCCAGTGAGCCAGTGTGGTTTATCGTACCAATTAGTTGTACACTTCCGTAACTTCCCGTGGGGTGCTTGTGAGCTGTTGCGACCATAAAGATTACTGTGTCGGTGCCGGTGAGACATTCCACCCCACAATACGTTGGGGGCAATCGTTGCTCACGAGCGTACCTGTCACCGGGATCACCAACGCGACCCCAGCAGTGGTTACGGTGCCCGCGCATAACATGCCCCAGGGCTGGCCATGCGCGCTGATCGGCGTCGCCGGCATGATCCAAATTAACGCCCCCAAGTACCCGCCGCGTCCTAGTGACTACCAGCAGGGCAATGTGGTCGATGAAAATACGATCGCGCTCAACGGGGTCTCGAGCAACAATTTCAGCGCGTACCTATCGGGCGGCGACCTCGTCTACGCCACGCCGGTGCCGCTGGTGGGCATGGGTGCCCAGCTGACGATCTGGGACACGCCCGACAAGAACGACACGCCGCTCGTGACGCTCACGCTCGGCAGTGGCATCACGATCGACACCGACGCGTTCACGATCAGCCCGGTGCTACAGACCGCGGGCCTGCCCTGGACGCAAGGTTACTTCGATCTGGACATGACCGACGCGAGTGGCATCGTGACCCGGATCCTGACCGGCACCCTCGAAATCAACTGAGACCCCCCATGGCGCTTATCAACGTGTTGGTAGATGGCAAGATCGAACAACGTGACGAATCCGAACTCGTAAAGAGTACCGGTGGTCACGAGAATGACAATGAAGTCGCTACCTGGGTCGAGTATCGCTTCCCTGGCAGCGACGATATCGTACACCGCAGCGCACACGTAACGCTGAAACAGGTGTTTGCTGACGGCATGATTGCCGAGTTTCAATAACCTTCTGGGAGTAATGACATGGCTGCGAACGTTCAAGCAATGTGCACCAGTTTCAAACAGGACCTGCTGAACGGCTTGCACGCGTTCGGCACCACGGTCGTGCGTGCGGCGACCACCGCCGACTCGTTCAAGGCTGCGCTGTATCTGGCCGGTAGCTCGATCGGCGCCGCCACCACGGCCTACTCGGCGACCGGCGAAGTCTCGGGCACGGGCTACACGGCCGGTGGTGTGGCAGTCACGTTCGGTACCGCGCCCTCGACCTCGGGCACCTCGGCGATCGTCACCCCCTCGGCCTCGATCGTCTACACCGGCGTGACCCTGGCGACCTCGTTCGATACCGTGCTGATCTACAACAACTCGGCCGCTGGCAAGAACGCCGTGTCGGCCCACACGTTCGGCGCGCAGACCATCACGGCCGGCACGTTGACGCTGACGATGCCAACCAATGCGGTCGGCACCGCGCTGATCGAGATCGACTGAGATGGCTTGGCAAATCGCGGATCGGGTCAAGGAAACCACCACCTCTACAGGTACGGGGGCCTTGACGCTGGCTGGCGCAATCGCAGGCTACAACCCATTCAGCTCCATCATGGGCAACGGCGACACCTGTTTTTACGCCCTCTCCGCGGTGAATGCCGGCGGCGTGGCCACGGGTGCCTTTGAAATCGGCATCGGCACCTACGCGACCTCAGGCAACACGCTGACGCGTACCACGATTCTGGCGTCTTCGAACGCGGGCGCAGCGGTGTCGCTGGCGGCGGGCACCACCCAGGTGTGGATGGATGTACCGGCTTCGTACTTTAA